TATTCGTGATTTAAACTTATTTAGTTTACCAACTAATTCTATTTCACCAGTTTTTTCGTTGAATTTTATTTTAGTTGGTTTTACTCCAACAGATTCTTTTATACCACTTACATAATGTATTTTATCTATACCGTGTTTATCTGCAAACTTTTGCCATATACTATCCATTACAAAATCAGCAGTTTTATTAATTACCTGACCTCTACCCTGATCCATATTTGGTCTAAACAATCCTAATGTTTTCATAACACCAGTTTCAGGGTTATATCCATATTGTTCTAATATAATATTAAATATTTTTTGATTAGTTAATGTGGCACCATCTGTACCTGAATTATTTTCTTTTAATGCTTTACCCATATTTTTAATACTACTAGGTAAATCTTCAATAACAATATGTTCAAATTCAGCATCTAAAAACACATCTTTAGACTGTTTACTTAATGATTGAAAATCAACAAACTCAGGTATGTTTCTTAGTTTGGTAAAAGATAACTCTTCAAAAGATGCTTGTTTTTTATAACTACCTGACTCTATACTATCTAATACTTTTTGATTATGCTCTTCTACTCTAAGCATTAAACTTTCATTATCTTTTATAAAACGATCTATATTGTTATTATTTGTAGTACTTGCTCTTTTACCAGATAAGTTTAAATAAGTTCTAGCAAAACTTTCTCCAAGATTTACATCTCCATATCTACCTGTATCAAGAAACAATTCAATTGACTTTACATCTAATGGTAATGTAACCTCAGTAAAACCTTCATATTGTTCTATCTCTCTTACTTTTTGTAATTGTTTAAGATTTTTAAAATAACTAGGATCTAATGCTATCTCAATACCAGTATGATGTTTAGTACGTTTTTGAAACTTAGTTAAACTTGTATATGGCTCACTTTTTATCCAGTTAGGTATTTGTTCTAAAATTTTATCTCTAGTTATTTGTTGTCTAGATATAGTTCCTGTTTCTATCATTCTCCAAATTAAACTAGCTACATTACTTTTTTTTCTAGTTTTAGTTACAGGTATACCTAAATCAATTAATTTTTGATTTATAGCAGTAATATCAGTACCGCTTAAATAGTTAGCATCTTTTTTAAACTTGCTAAAAGGATATTGTCTTATTTGTATTCTACCAGTTTCTCCATTAGCAGCATAAATAAAAGCATCTTGTTTATTTAAATCTTGTGCAAGTTTTTTAAACTGTTTACTGCTCATGTATTCTGCTAATTCTAATGGTTTAATTCTATTACCCTTAGCATCTGTTTTACCTTCTGGTATAAATCTAAATATATCTACACTTAGAGGTGCTACATTTTTTACACGAACTCTATTTTTATATTGTCCTTCTTGTTGATTCCAATATCTTTCTAATACACGAGTAGTTAAATATTCAAAATCATAGTGCAAGGTATCTTTCTTGTCAGGATCTACTTTGTAATCATAATTTTTATTTACCCTACTTGGACCATATGTTTTTGTACCAGACTTTTCCCCGCCTATAGGTTTATCATAAATATCAGTTTCAGGAGCTTCTTTTTCTATAATAGGATCTATTGTTTTATCTTTATCTAGTTTACCCTCAGCAACTATATATATTCTTGCAATAGGAAATCTATCTAAGTTTTTTAAATAGTGTGCTGATTGTATTAATTCTCTTGTTTGTTTTGGACTTAAATCAACATTGAATTGATTTTTTACATCTGATACAAAATTATTTATATCATATTTACCTGTATCAATAACTTTTTTAAACAACATATGTAAATCCTGCACACCTAAATCAGGATTATTTTTCTTAGCTTCTAAGAATACGCTCTTTAAAGATTTTTGTTTAGGTAAATGTTCAGATAAAGGATCAATCTCTTGCACCTGATACTCTATAGTTCTACCGTCTTCTAATCTCATAGACTCAAATTGAAACTCTCTATTTTCTATTTTTTCTATAGTTTGTTCTGTGCCACCTAAGTTTTTATCTAGTCTTTGTTCTGTAACATATGCCTCTACTTCTCCTCGTTGAGCATCTAAAGCATCATACATTTCACCTAATATTTTTTCCTGTGCTTTACGATCTGTTCTAGCTTGTTGTTCTAACTCAGGAGTAATAATACCTTTTTCTTTTAAATCTCTATATGTTTGTGCATATGCTAATACAATATCTTGATATTGATTTATAGTGTAATCAGTTTGTTGAGTTTTAATATTTTTTAAATATCTACTCCAATATGCTTGATACTCAGGAGTTTCGTTTTGATACCAAGGTTGTTCTGTAAGCCATTTTCTAGCTTGTTTCATATTGTAATCTCTTGGTATTGCATTCATAGAATTAAATATGTCACGAGTAGCTCTATTCTCAAAAGACGCTCTACTGTTAACAGAAAAGAATACAGCCATAAGAGTTTCATATATCTGATCTTCTAATGGTAAATCATTTAATTTAGATGTAGTAGTACCATATGCTGCACCTGCACCACCACGCATTACAAAGTTTATAGTATTGTATTGGTCAATTCTATTTGGTTGCGTACCTAACGCCCTAGCAAAAGACCTAACAACTCTTTCTCCAGATTGTCTAACAACAGGTTGACTACTACCAAGCATTCTACCAATACTTACATACTCACCAATACCACCAAATATACCACCTGCTACAGCACCATGTACACCTGCTACAGCCATTCCTTTAAATCCTTCACCTCTTGTACCTAATGGTTGAGATGATGCTGCTAACAATAAACCTAAGTGTACAGATTGATTAACTATATTATCTAGGGCAGCTTGATCTATAGCTTTGCTACCTAATAATTTTTTATTTAAAAAATCTACTGCTCTAATATTATTTCTATGTAATCCAGCTGTAGCTTGTTTTTGTACAAAAGAAGCAGCTATACCAGGAAATGATTGTAAGCCATATAGTTTTTCACCAGTCTTAGGATCTATGCCCACAGGCATACCCTTCATTCTTGTTGTTCTAGCAAACTTATCTAACGCTCTTTTAACCTTTAAATTGGTATTACCTATAGATTTAGATGCATTATCTAAACTATTTGCTACAGAAGCAATTCTTTTACTACCACTTTTCTTAGCACGTTCTTGCAATCCACGTTTTACTACACCTACTGCAGCACCCGTTCCTGTTAGACCTTGAACAATAATACCAGGTGCTAATCCAATAAGGTGTCCTACATTATTTGCAATACGTTCACTGCTTGTGTCAGGTGTATCTGCAAATCCAAATGTAGTAAACCCTTCTACAAACCCTGAAACTGTTTGTGCTAAAATACCGTCAGATTCGCCTTGTCTTCCTTCAGACATAGGTAGACCTGCCTCAAACATTTTTGTTTCCATATAACGTAAGCTACGGGTGTCAAATGAGTTAGGATTGGTATCATAGAACCTTTTTAGGCCTACGGCAAATTGAAATTCGTCTAATCTACCAGAATCTACAGCACTTTGTAGTATTTCTATTCTTCTATCTAATGACATAATTATTTCTGTAAAGCGTTAATCCAAGTATTTAACATCTTTATAGATTCTTGATAGTATGCTTTATTCTTGTCAATATCAGCTTTTTTGGTACTTCCAAACTTTTGCTCAGTGCTTAAACGCTCTGCTAATGTTTTAGCTTCCATTAAGTCTTTAATAGCTTCTTTTTGTCTAGAAGTATTTATTCCAGCAAACTTATCTTGTAAAGCATATTGTGCCTGCAAAGTTGCTAAACCTAAAGAAGATGAATATGCATTCTTTCTTGCTTCTGCCATTTCCATTCTTTGTTCAGGAGATCTACCAAAAAATCTATCTTTTCTAGTATCATCAACTTTAGCAACAATATCTTCTATACTAAAATCAGGAGTACCTCCTTCAGATAAAACATTATTCATAGCCATAGATTGCATATCGTCAAAACGAACTTGCGCAAATAATCCTTGATTTTGCTGACTTAATAAACGTTGAGCAGCAATAACTTCTGTTGGATTATTAAAATCAATACTACCATAATAAGCATTTAATCCATTAAGCGTTTCACTATTTTCATCTGCAAATTCTTGAGTTACTCCAGATGCTGAATATATAGCTTCCATAACATCTTTAAAATCTAACTGTCTTTGAAACTCTCCCCTAGCTAAAGTATCTTGTCTTGAAGAAAGTAAACCAGTTTCAAAATTATATTGTCTACCTTGAAGATCTTGTTCAAGTTTTTGAGTTCCTACATTAGGAAGCATAATACGACCTCCTGATTTATCATAAACCCAATTAGCTATGTTTCTACCTTTTTGCATTTTTGAATTTTCTTCAGAACTGTATTTATTCATAGAAATTTGCACATCAATCATATCTTCAAAATTATTTTCTATATATTCTCTTTGACGAGTTGCATCTTTTTCACGAAAATTAAGTTGATAGTCATCAAACTTTTTTCTCATATCTAAACTAAGTTCAGCTCTATATTTATCAAGATCTTTTTGATTTGCAAAATTGTTATTACCTCTTTCTAAAAAGTCTTCCTGTGCTGCATCCATTTTATCTAATGCAAAGTCTTGCAAAAGAATATCTCTTTCTTCTTGAATACCAGCTTGTTTTTCTAATAATCTCATTTGAGATTGTTCTTGCATTCTTAATTTATCTTGAAAGTCTGGTTCACGTATATCACGCATAAGACCAGACAATGAATTTGATGCCATTCCTAATGCTTGTAAAAATTCTGTTTGATAATTTGCCATTTCTATCCTCTCATGTTTCTTGCTATTGCCATATCTTCTTGTGGCGTTAAGCGTGAATTTTTTATTATTGAATCAGTGTCTGCTAAAACTACACCCTGTTGTGCTGCATTTGCTCTAATTTGTCTTTCAGCTGCATCCACATTTCTTAATTGTGAAGCTAATGTAGCTGAAGCTTGCAACATACTTTTCTCATTTTGTAAACCTATTGCTTGTAATCTAGCTGTAGGATCTGCTAACAACGGATTATCAAAGTTTGAAAATCCAGTTCTACCATATCCAGCCATTTCTCTATCTACGCCAACTCTTGCTTGATCTGTTTGTAAAGCTACTTGATCAAATCTTAAACCTGCTGCTACAGCAGCTTGTTGTCTATACTCTCCATACAAAGGTTGTAAATCCATAATACCTTGATTTGAAGTTCTTCTTACAGCATTTTTTCTTCTTCTTTCTCGTGCTTTTGCATTATCAGCTAATATAGCTCCACCTATAGCTCCTACTATATATCCTATTGCTGCCATTATTTTACCTCCTCTTGTTTATTGAAAGGTTTAAATTCCAAATTAGGAGATATAGCTTTTAACCAATTCATTTCATTAAAATATGGTGCATATTCTGCAGACACTTCTTTCCTAACTTGTTCTATTTGTGCCTCCATATCATCTTCGTTTGGTTGTTGTTCCATATTCATATTCATTTCTTCAGCCATTATTAATCTCCTTAAGTTTTTTTATTGCTTTTACAAAATCTTCTACACGCACTGGTGTTTGTTTATACCAACGTGAATATCTATCTGCTTCTTTATCTGCATACATTATCTCATCTATACCACGATCATAGTCTTTGTGACATAAACATTTCCAAGCAGTAGGAAACTTTTTAGTCCAACTTCTACCTAACTGATAATTAACAGATGTTAACGCTATAATAATATCATCATCATCTGTAGATAGTATACTAGCTTGTTTTTTTGCTGCTTCTAACGCAACGGTAATATCTTCCATATACCATTCTTTAATTTTATAATCATCTACTTCAGTACCTACAGGATAGTCTTCACGTTCTGATGCAGTTAATAAGTGACCAATACCACAAGTAGGTTTATCTAACGTATCTAAATATACTTCATTTTTGTAACCTTCACGTAATTTCATATGTTCAAAAAGTTTTTCTTCAAAACTTGATTTATCTTTTTTAAATAACATTATTTATTTTCCTTTATTGAAACTTGCGGCAATGGTGATAATCCGCTATAATTATTTAACATCCCCTGATACAAACTTGTTGTATCAACATTTATAGCACCATACTGATCTACACTAGTAATATTATCAACATCTTGCATATCCATACCCTGAGTTTGATAATTTACTACAGGTGAAGGATTCATATATTGAGTATCTATTGGTTGTAATGCTTCTGGAAGAGTAATTTTATTAACTCTAACTCTTGGTGTTAATTGCTCAGTTGAATCGCTTTCAGGGTTATATTTATAATCTTTTAAATTATTTAAATAATATGCACGAACTTTTCTTTTATCCATAAAAGGTTTGTTTGTTCTTTCAAACATTTCATTTCCATACATATCATACATCATTTCACCAGGTTCTGCAGACCGTACAGTTTGTCTAGCACGCTGTTGATATTTTCTAAAACCTTCTCTAAAT